AAGCCAAACCCATAAAATCCAAATCCAGGAACAAATCTGTAGTGGACAAAATGGGAAATCTTTTGTTGTTGTTTATCATCTTTCTTATAGTTTCTTCTTATACTTAAAATAGTTCTAGATTGCTCTTCCACAGTAACAATGTAAGGAAGAGCATAGTCTTCTTCTATTTCAAGATAACAATGTTGTTCTAATAATGTATATTGTGGGTCACTACTTTCTGTAGGAGACAATCCTAATATTGTATCCATCTTTTCTGAGAAAGATGTAGGATTAGGATTAGTAGCTTCAGGTAAATCTATATCATCATAAATACCTGTACGCATATCTTTATCTAAGTCTACAGGACTTCTATAAATAACATGTGTATATCTATCTGCTTTACGTAAGTTAGAAGAGTAGTATGAAACATAAAACTGGTCTATAGGAATAAATTCAGATACTGGTCTTTTAAGATTAGCATCATAATAAACTTTTTTAAATGCAGAACCTATTAAAGGTAAATGAAATAACATTCTTTCAAACTCATCAAAGTATTCTGGCATTTGCTCAGTTACCTGATAGTTCATAAAATCTTTTACTCTATTAGCTTGTTGTTCTCTATCAGGAGTTACCTTTCCTAATATCTGAGTTTTAATTGGACCATTTGGAGGAAACATCTCTTGTATGGCTTTTGATTGAAACTTAACTGCTGATTCAATTAACATAGGATGTACTGCTGTGCATGCACCTTCAAAAGGTTCAGAAGTATCTTGTATCTTTAATCCTAATAAATCAAATCCTCTTTCAAACATAGACTCCCATTCTGCTCTGGAGTCTTTATCTGCTGTGTAATTATTAATTACATTTTCTGCTATCTCTACTAATTTTTCATCATCTAAATCATCAGCAATGTTACCATACCATTCTTTCATTTCACTTTCAGGTTCCATCTCGATATTAACCTCAGTAAAATCTACAGTAACTCCTCCATCAGGGTCTACCTCAAATGATGGTGAATCTGTTGCTTCTTTTATTTTTTCTGGAAGTTGTACAACATTTGATATTGTTTCCTCAATTTTATCAAATGGATTTTTTTCTATTGCCATAATTATCCCCTTTAACGCATATTATAACATTAAGTTCTCCAGTATGCAACCTTTTTTTTCATAGGTGGGTCATCCCACTCTGGGTCTTCAGGATGCTCTAAATGCCAAGACTCTTTCATATAGTGTATTGCCATAGTCATAGCATCAACTTGGTCATCATGAGCTGCATGTGGAAAACGTAATAATTCTTCTAATAAGTCTTCTGACCACTTTTTATTATCTGGTATCCAAACTCTACCTGCTTCCATCATAGGAGTTGCAGAATATACTCTGGCTACTTTATCTCTATCTGGTAAATATTCTAAAACAGGTAAACCTGCTCTTCGCATATCTTGTATGAGTGATTGTCCTGATGCTTTCTTTTCTATCATACATATATCAGGTCTATGTTCATGATATAACTTTTGAGCTATACGTCTTAGCTCTGGATATTCAAATCTTCCTTTTATGTTTCCTAATAATATTAAATGAGCAATACAAGTTTCATATCCATTCTCATCATCTTCATAGCTGTGAAAGATTCCCCATGTTTGTATTACACTATAGTCTGCAGTTCTTGATGTAGAAAATGCAGTATCATAAGTTTGTATTATAAATTCACAAGGAGGTGGTGCAGCATCTTCCCAGAAACGTATCCATTTCTTTTTTATTATTCCTCCTTCATCAGGAGTTGGGTCCTGCATATATAATGCATTCCAGTATCTTGCTCCATTGGATGCCTTTATCTCTGCTTCGTCTACCTTGAGAACATCATCAGGTTTCCATTCTGGAAAATAGCTTGAACCCACAGGTAACTGCAGTAACGAAGATGACTCCTCGTCTAACCATGCAGGTATACGCACTACATCCCAGGGAGTTACAGCATAATCTCCTATATTTTCTTCTTGTTTTAGTAACCATCCACATAAATCATCATAATGGTACCTAGTATTAATAATTAAGATTGAACCATTAGGCATAATACGTGTTCGTAATCCTGATGGATACCATTCTTTAACATATCTTCTGCCTGCTTCAGAAAAAGAGTCCTCTTCAGACATAACATCATCTAATATTGCTATGTGAGCTCCTCGACCTGCTATCTGTGACCTAACACCTGCTGCATAGTACGTGCCATTGTGGGTAGTCTTCCATTTACCTGCAGCTCTTACGTCACTTCGTAGCTGAACACCTTTAAATATATCTTGAAATGTTTCATCATTAACAATATCTCTTACACTTCTACCAAAATCAGAACTTAATTGGTCACTATGAGAAACAGTTAGTATTTCGTGTGTAGGATTTCTTCCAATATACCATGCAGGAAACAGTTTGGAACAGATTACAGACTTAGAACTACGTGGAGGTAGAAAGACCATAAGCCTTTTTATCTCTCCTGACTCTAATTGTTGTAATTTTTTACTTATTACTTCTATGTGGCGACCCATTTTCCAATCAGAAACAAGGGTTGGAGCCATTGTGTAAACAAATTCAAGAAAACTATCTTTAGAATATTTTAAATCTATGTTATTTAAGTTATTATATAGATTAATATAGTTATTTATAGTTTCTAATTGTATATTATTTTCATTTGTATTCATTATATTTATAAAAAGAAGAATAAAAAAAGAATAAAAGATAAACAAAGAGTATAAGTATCTTTCTTAACTATATATAATTATACATAACTCCCCCATGTTTGTCAAGTATTGTTTTATTTTTATTTTATTTTTATTTTATTTGTTGTTTTTTTACAACATATTTGTTTATATAGCCAGTATTTTGGTAAATATATGAGGGTGGGGTATATACTATATACACACGCACATAATTTTTTTCTGTAGGTATACATATATACGTCATAGGACTAGAGAAAACAAATTAAAAGATACCTTAAGTTGAGAATGATTCTCATTTGCAACAGCTAGGGAGTTCCCCAATAGATTGAGAATAGTTCTCATTAGCATTGAGAATGATTATCATTATCATTTACATAGTTGCGAATGGTTCTAACTAAAACAATACAGTTGAGAATGATTCTCATTACTATTGAGAATGATTATTACTATCAATGCTAATAATTCTCATTATTATTGCAAATGATTCTCATTAATAAGTGATTCGCTAGTATTTACTAATATGATTAATCAAGTTACGCAGTTGCGTAAGTTAAATAATGCTAGTTTTCTGCACGTTACAGACTAATAAAAAAACTAATATTTTTATTAGTTGACTTTATTGCTGTTATGAAGATAATAAAAATATGACATTAATTGAACAATACGACCTTAATAAACTTGAGTTGGTACAAGTTGGATTTAAAAAATCTGGTCTTGCAATTACTATAAAAGCAGTTTTTTAAACTGTATTAATGTTCATAACTTGCCACGAATTAACGTGGTGCATAGTTGCTAGTAAGTAAGCAATGTTAAAGAATAACTTTTTTAATCACTTAATAATGAAAGGTTTTTATTATGACAAATTTTAATCAAATTATTACTAATAAAGTTGTTAACCATTTAGATATGATTGCTAAGCAAGAGCAAGAAGTGCAATCAAGTCTGTTACTTATACAGTCGCTTTTTATTGCTGAAAATTACAATAAAAATGATTGTACCAATTCAAAAGATAGA